AATGTTCTGTAATGGTTGTGCCATTTAGGAGTACCAGATAGTTTCTTCAGGGTGTTGTGAAGCATCAATAGCAATAGCATCAGCAAGTGTTCTGTCGGCTAGACCAAACAACTCTGCTGCGCTTGTGCCACCAGTTTCTCCACGCTCTCTAGCGCCTAATGCTGTAGCTAGCTGTACCACAGCAGAGGAGGGAATAGCCATGTTGTCAGTGTCTTGAGTAAAGTCCGATGTACGTAGAACCACGTTAAAGCGTAACTGGAACACACCGCTAGGCTTAGGGTAAACATCAACAGCGTTATCACCGTTAGCATCTACACCGTTGAAGCTGTAGAACTGTGGTGAACCAATAGGGGGTGTCTCGATCAAGAAAGCGTTGTCCATCCAACGTGAAGGACGGTACTGCATAAAGAAGTCTGAGGTGTCGTTAATGACATCTAAGAGCTTCATACGGTTCTGAGAGCCTGTTAGGACGTAGTTAAAGGTGTCTGATGTTGTTGAGACAGTCAAGGTAGTGCGTAAGGCTGTCCAGTCGTAAGAGTCCTCTACAGTCCTTTTAGCATCATTAACAAACTCACCTACAAGTTTAGAGTAACTGTTTTGAGAAACACTAGATACTTCTTCTTCTCTAAGTCTACGGAGTACACTATTAACTAGCTGTAAGTATGTCATTGTTAAAACCTTTGTTGTTGATCAAAAGAAGAAGAAAAGGAGGAAGTCAAGAAATCTTCAATATCTATAAGTTCTTCCCTGTCAGTAATGCCTACTTCTGTTTTAAATTTAAATAGTTCATTTTCAAATAATTTGTTAGTTGTAGCATTTGCTTGTGGTGTCATTAAGCCCATCACCATACCCATGTCGCCTAAGCCAAAGCTAGGCATGTTGAAATTAGGTAAGTTTAGGTCTATGTCAGGTAAGTCTATGTCAGGTAAGTCTATGTCAGGTAAGTCTATGTCTGGCCCATTTATGTCGGGCAATGCCTGCCTAATTGCTGTGTCTAAAGCTGACAAAGCATCGCCAGCAGGTTGTATTACAGCATCGTCAAACGCACTAGCAGCGTCTCTAACTGCTGTGTCTGCTGCTGACAGCACATCACCTGCAACACTAGCGCCTTCTTCTACTCCTTGTATAACTGGTTGTATGACCTCATCGTCAACAACGCTTAATACATCACCTGCAACACTAGCGCCTGCTTCTACTGTTTCTTTAACAGGTTGTAAAATAGTGTCATCTATAGTGCTTCCCGCTTCTTTAACTGTTTCTACAATAGGCTCTAAAGTTTTCCCTATTTCTTCTCCAACTTCTTTAACAGGCTGTAAAACATTGTCGTCTATGACTCTACCAGCTTTTCTAACAATGCCTTCAATAGGTCTAACAGCAGCTTTTACAACATCTTCAACAATGCCTAGATCAATATCTAAATCAAAACCTTCTGGCGTAGGCAGTCTTAAAGTACCACCTTCTTTAACGTAAGTCCCTAGACCTGCCAATAAAGCATCATCAAACTTTTCACCGCTTGCTACCTTCTCAACTACTTTAGTCAAGCCAGTTTTTAAATCGTCAGCTTGGAAAAGACCGCCTATTCTTGCTCCGTCTTCAATACCTGTAAATGCTTTATCTATAACAGTGTTGCCTACTAAGGAAGTAACAACAGATGTTGGGTCTCCAGTGGCTGCTGCATTTATTAAAGCTACTGAGTTGTTGTAACCTAGACCTGCTATACCTACGCCCTCGACTGCGGCTTTTGCTATGCCGTCTACAGCATCTGCCGCACTCACAGCCGCTTGAGGAGCTGTTAGCATACCTGCTTTAGTCAATGCTGGTACAGCTAGAGTAACAATGTCAGCAGGGCTTAAGGACTCACCACTGGCAGCTTTAGCTGCTGTTAACGCTAGAGTGCCTCCAGGAATAAAGTTAGCCGCTAGTCCAATAATAGGATCAGAAGCAACTTGAGCAAGCAGGTTTTTGTCTTTCTGAAAGGTAGTTGAATACGTTCCTGCTGGCCCTGTAGCTACAAGATCACCACCTTGAAAAGCGTTAGGCCATAACTCTTGATTAGCTTGAGCATTACCTGTTGTTAAATACTTACGCTCACCGTCTATAACTTTAGACAGAGGTATCTCATTCTGCTGTACGTACTCAGCAAGACCTGTACCAGCAGCTCTGCTACCTTCTCGTAAGGATACTGATGTCCTGCCAAAATCTCCAGGATCGAAGTTGTTGTAGTTATAGACTTTGTTTACTTGTTCTTCTTGAGCTTTCAACGTGTTAAAGACATTGCCGTAGTTAGCAAGGGCTTCATCAGGGCTTCCAAACTTAGGCTGTGCGCCGAAGTCTTGTACTGACAAACCAGAAGTAGAAGCAGTTGTAGGTACACGCTCTGTAGGCGCTGGTGTAGGATTAACAATTTCACGTAAAGCGTTCATGTCTAAACCGCTAAGGTCTAAATCAATACCGCCAAAGCTGCTAAAGTCCATGTCAAAAGGACTAGCCAATGATGCAAACTTTTCAGGGGCTGGTTGAACTACAGACTTCACAGGTAGGTTAACAACAGGATCGCTATACCTAGCCTGTACAGCAGTAGCTATAGGAGTAGGAGCTTTCTTCTTTGCAAGAACAGCTCTATTAATTCTCGTGTTACCGCGTCCGCCACCGCCCATTATCGCTCTCTCTGTACGTTCTTAGTCTTCTCTACTGTACGCATAGCACCTAAGCCTAGCATACCCATCAACACTGGCATCATCTCTGACGTTTCTATAAGTGGTATTGTGATTGGAGAACTGGATAGAGCCAACGCAAAATTAGCCAACGGGATAATAAGGAAGTTACCCGCCATGCCAAGGCAGCATACCCAGCCCACAGCAGGTCGCCAGCCAGCAACAAATAAGTTCTTGTGTGCTGCTTCAACCTTGTTGACATCTAACTGACCCTTGGCTAGTTCTTGAGCATGCTTCTCAGCCATTGTAGATAGTTCAAAGGCTATAGCGTTCTTAGTGTCTTTATCTTCAATTACTTTATCTAATAACTTAGTAACTGGATTAATTAAACTATTTAAAATACTCATATATTATACACTATTTTTAGTTAAAAGTCAAGATAAAGTGTACAGGTTTACACTTATATGTACACAAAAGTGCTGTTTGTCTACACTTTAGTTAACTAAGAGTCCTTCTTATTTGTTCCATTAACTATACTTTGTACAGTATCAGACTCATATATCCTCAAAACCATCCATACAATTGTCAAGATAGATGCTGTTGGTGGTAGCCAAGCAGCTAAGGTTAGAAGAGCAGTGGAAGCAGCAGCTACGTCTATAACGTCTTTTGTTTCGTTAATCATTACATACTTCCTAGTATTGTAAATATAATGTAGGCTGCTCCACCGATAGCGGGAACAGCAACTAAGGCTGTACAGACGACTGTAAAGAACTCAACCATCTGTTTTTTGTGTTTAGCTTTAGCGTGGAGTATGTCTTTCTCCTCCTGCGCCCTAGCTCTTTTAGCATCGGCTTGGAACTGTAGCCAGTCATCATACAAGTTAGCTCGACCAGCGTAGATCATTACTTCTTTAAGTTCTGCCTCTTGTTCCTTCAAAGTCTCCAAAGCCATGAATGCTTCCATGTCTGACTTACCGCCGTTCTTGTTAGCTTTCTTGGCAATGGAGCTTTTAGAATCAAAGTAGCTTGTAACTTGGTTAGCTACGCTGTGCAGTTCTTGACCGTTACTTATAGCGTTTTTAATCACACCGAATGCCGCATTAGCAATGGCAATCTCTGCAAGCATAGCTGTACTCCTTACTTATTAGTTTACCAAGGTACGCCAGCGGCTGTCACAGGCTCTTTAGAAGCTGTAATCTGCGCTGCAATGCTCTCTTCGATAGCGTCAGCATCTACGTCAGCTTTGACCCATGCGATGACGTCAGCTTCTGTGAGGCTGTCATAGGCTACATAGCCGTCAGCAGTTGCATCGGGAGTGAAGCCACAAGTGCCATAACTGCTGCCTGAGTGAGTTACTGCATCGTCACCAGTACCTACTACTTCGCTGTCTGATGCTGTCCAATGTGCGACTACTACGCCATTGCCGTCTGTGTTACGTTCTAGTTGTGCGATTGTCCAAGTTACTGCCATGATGTTATTCCTTATAGTTAAAGTGCTGCGATAATGAAGGCGAGTAGCTCACTGTAGCGAACACCCATCCTAGTCTTTTCTTCGTTAGTTTCTTCGTCAGTCCACGTAGTGCTGATGAACATTGCGTAGTCTCCTGCGTCTAAACCTTCAGCAGCAAACGCAGCCTGTAGGTCTTGAGCAATGATTCCAAAGTGTATGCGAGCTTCGTCACCCTTCTCAGCTACTGAGTCTTTCCAACGGAACTTACGCAGTAATCCTTTAGCGGCTACAGCGACACGTTGCTCTGCGTCAGTGAGTTC